CTGTGGTCGATCGGGAGGTTGGACCAGGCTTGACGCTTCGAAACGCATTGGATTGTGGATAGTGCAGTAGGTACGGAACCTTTCACTGCGCTCAGAATAAGCGTGCAGGACACCTCTGTGCTGGTGAATAAAAGCTGCCAGTTTGTCCCCATAAGGAGTATCCAATATCGTAGAATTGATATGATGGCGTTTGGCTATGATCAACAGTTTCATACGTGATTCTTCATATTTCTGCTCGCCACTCAAAAACCATTCGTGCAGTGCCGTTGCCATATTTCCTACACAAACATTTAAATTGCCAGTTTCGGACTTGAGGATGCAGCACAAGGATTTAAAGATAGAGCTATCAGCCAAAACGCCCACTTCATATCCCAAATCACTATTGAAGAAGCTCTTGCGCTTAAGGAAATCGACATCGTCAAAATCACTAAAGCGAACTATATTTTCTGACTTATCAGGAAGAGTGAAGATAATATCATAGTGTTGCAAGACGGATCGAACACTCGCAAAGTTGTACTCATCAAAGTCTGGGGAGACTGTGGAAATTGCATCGTCTCCATATGTCATTAAAGCACAGGCATCTTGAAAGCTAGAGTTAGTATCAGGATATATGGAGAAGAACGCGATACGAAACAAGATAGAATTGACTAAAGAGTTAATATACACTGTCATATTATGACCACTTGGATTAGAACCAAATAATTGAATCAGATCTCCATTATAATGCATGAGTGGATACATTAGATCGGTCGCAACATTGCGCATTATTAAAAGATCATCATCAGTGTAATTGCATACCCTGGCAATGGATTCCATTATACGGTAGGCTGCATGTATTGACTGTGCAGACATACGCAGATCAAACTTAGAGAAATCACCAGATAAAACACGGTGCTTACCATGTTTAGTAACGTGCTGCATCATTTCCTCCCACTCAGGTAATTGTGACTGTGCACCAACTGCACACTCACTACTCAGAGGAAAAGTGGATAATACGTTAGCAATGGGTAGGAAATATTTGCGCACAATAAATTGTAGCACTATAGGTGCTGACTGAAAGATGCGCACTTTGGTTCTTTCAATGGGAGTGGGCTCATCCTTACACATAGCATCAAAAATAGCATGGCAACGCACTCCTGAGCGCAATTGCTCAATACATTCTTCATATCTCTCCCAAATAATCTTCTTAAATGTAACATAGTGAGAGAAATTTTTCCCCTCAGGTACAAAATCATGCACATAAGCCATGCTAGTCTTTTTTTGATTGAGTGGAAAACCCAAAGAGGTGTCTAGTGGTATACGATTAATAAATCTTTCACCTTCAATGCCATTAGGGATTTCATCCTTACTCAAGGGGCAGGTGGCACGCAAGACATTTACGAAGGCGGTAGCTTGTATCACTTTAAGGAAAGAAGTTGTGTAATCCAAAACACAACGATCTAGTAGTTCCACCGGAAAACCAGCTGAGGGATTGGCTGAAAACTCTAACGAACGACGATAGGGATAGTTTGAAAAGTCAAGCGGCCCCCACCGCTGCTTAACATCGAATAATTCCTGCACATCTGAGCAAATTACCGTGGGCACGCATTTACTCTTGATTTTCCTATTGCGTTTTGTAAAACCATAATAAAGCAAACTTCCACGCTCGATCCAAGTAGCAGAAGCCTTCCAGTGAACAGTTGGATTAAGATCGAGATTGCGTCCAAACTCGGACGTTGCGATTGTACCTTCACTGGCTGGGTAGGAATAAGCGCCCACTAATGCATCAAAGTGTGTTTTTAAAGTATCCCGGGACACATATCCATAAACACCCGTATGTTTGCTCTCTACTACACCACCCAAGTGAAGACCCACGATAACAGACAGTTCAGATCGTGTTACAAGTGGAGCACAACAAAGACCATCAAAGTGTGCGCTATCACGCATATCATAATATCCACCTGGAAATACTCCACCTAAATTTGTACTTGCCTGCGAGGTGGGATTGACTGAACAATAATCTTGAGTGAGCTCTCCATCAGGAGAACGATAATAGACCTCTGCCTCAATGGCACGCGAATACTTCGCAATGGGGAAGTATTCAATAATATTTTTGCAAGGGCCAGTACCAAAGAGTGCCACCAACGAAAAATCAGTGCCATCTATATTCTGCACAGAAGATTTAGACACGTAACTAAATGACATCATATCTAGAATTCCAGGTTTGTAACGGTGGTGATACAATTTTGTATCACTTGTAAATTGATCAGTGACATGCTTGGGCATAATGGCAATGATAGAACCGATTAACAAAGCATTACAAAACACTGTGTTTTCCCCAACGGCAAATTTAACATAAATTAAATTATCTTGCAATTTGCGTATTAGATCCTTGCGATCTGTAGTACGTGCTTTTTGTGTAAGGGGCAACTTAAGAGGTTGCACTGTAGGCCAATTATTGCCTTCTTTGCGTCGCTGGACTATATCATCCATGTTACTTGGCATCATAGCTCCTTGCGAACGATTAGATAGAGCAGTTCTTATATATTTGACAAAACAATAAGTAGCATAAGCTGTGGTACCAACGGCAAAATATCTTGCAACATTATCGTTGAGTACACCAGAGAGAACCTGTGATAAGTACTCTTTATCATTTCGTCTACGCTGTTCCAATTCCTCTTCAAGTTGTATGCTGGCAATTACATTGGAAAAAACTAAACCCAGACTAATAAGGAATACTAGCAATACAAATGTACGATGCCATGATAAACACAAAACAACAAGTGAGCATACACACAAAACATCCGAAAAAGGAAATTGCATAGCATCATTAAACCGTGAATCTAAACAAAATGCTAATAAGCGATCTCGATAGACCTGGGGGAGATGACGAGTGGCAAATACGGAGACCCAATGTTGCTGCTGTCTTTGGGCCATAACATTTCCTGTAGAGAGTGCTTTAAGACGCGTATACCAGTTACCTGTTGTATTTGAACGCCCATATCTGGATGTCAAAAAAGAGGAGACATAAGGCCAAGCACGTGGAATGTTACAATACAGTAAACCAGGAATGCTCTGTGGTGGTGTGGCATTGCCTGAGTGCACACTACCACTCTCTGCTATAGCAACGGGAGGTACGTCCTTTAGAGGAACCTCAACCATTATAGCATCCCCATTGTCTACATCAGGACGAACACGCGTAAGATTCCATTTATCAGTGATATACATAGGTTTGTCACGTGGATTAGTGCTAGGTGGAACAACTGACGATATGCCAGTACATTCCACTGTGGCCGGTTGCGCAAGAGGCTGCAAAGGACACGTACAACAAATCCGGATATTCTTACACTTGGGACACACATACCCTGCTTTATCGTCCCTATGAAACTGTTTAATCATAGCATCTTGATTTGCAAAATGATTCTGTGAATGCTCTTGGATAAAAAGAATTAATTCTTCTATTGTAATTCCTAGGAGAGATTTCCCATTGTGTTCATGGGGTATATAAACAGGAGTAACGCTGCCAGGAATATCAGATTGCACGGCCCGCTCCACATCGAAAATCCATACACCAGTATGCAAGCCGCCCTTAGTTGTTTTACCCACAAATGCATCTGGATTCACCATTGGACTACTTTCGCTTCCAGGGTATAAACAACCTTGAGTTACATACATGGTTACCACTATATTAGGTCGGCGCGCTATTGATAAAGGGTTGATAGAAAATTGCTCTCCCCCTAGTGTCTTGTTATTAGTGGAGACAACCACTACATCGGGGTGGAGCATTATTTTACCTTTATTTTCAACTTCAGCTTTATGAACTAGAGTTGGCGCAGTGTTCCCAGTCTTAACTATTAGACTAGTGGGAGCTAATGTGACAAAGTCAGCTAATGTGTTTGCAAAATCATCTATAAGGATTCCTGTAGTATTATCTGTAACTGTTGACATGAATTTCTCCAGATCATCAACTACTGCTACATTAGCATTGTCACATGCGAAATTGTTAT